GTCTTGGCATCCTGGGCGCTGTTCTCGTCGCCCTTGAGAAAGCGATGCAGGGTGTCCACCACGATCACGTCGGGCTGGTGGTTCAGGCCTCTGATGTGATCGATCACATGCTGCAAGCCCTCTTTGGTGTTGAGATCGCACCCTTCTCGGCTCAACCACATTGTCAGGCTGTCGGCTTGGTGGTGTTGTTTCCACGCGGCGACGCGCCCTCGCAAGCCATGGTGTCCTTCGCCAGCGAGGTAAACCACCGCCCCCGGCTTGACCTTGCAGCCGTTCCATTCGGTGCGGCCCGCCGCCATGTGCAGCATGAGATCAAGCACGGCAAACGTCTTGCCCCCGCCTGAAGGGCCGTGGATCATGTGCAGGGCTTCGGCCTGGATCCAGCCTTTAACCAGCCATCGCAGCGGCGCGGGCTGGGCTGCAAACTCATCGGCGGGAATGAGCCATTGCTCGATCGGCGGGTTAAGCAGGGCCTGCAGGTCATGCCCGCCAGCAACGTAGTCATTGGCGTCGCCTTGGATGGGAATGACCACAACCTTGGCGCGGTGCTTGGCGGCTGCTTGATCGGCGTATTTCTGGCCAACGCCGCTAGCGTCATTGTCAGCCACAATAACCAACTCAGCGTCCGGGTGGGCCTCGCGTATAGAACCGGTGACGGGGACCAGATTGCTAGCGCTATACGCCACGACGCAGGGCTTGCCGGTCACTTCGTGAATGGTGGCTGCTGTGGCGAAGCCTTCGGCTATGTAAACGACATCGCCTTCACAGCTTCCAACAACCCAATACCGCCCGCCTGTCGCCGCCCCTGCGTGATAGAGCTTGCCGCCTTCGGCGTCTATATATTGCAGCGACGACAGCGCGCCCGTGTGATCGTAGAGGGGAGCCATCAACCGCCCATCGCCAGTGATGCGAAGGCCGTGGGCCTTAACCCGCTTGCGCGCAAGGTAAGGATGGTCATCGCTCGCCGCCCCGGCTTGTGACCATATGGCCTCCACCGTCTCAGCGGCTTGCGCGGCCCTGGCGTCCCGAGCGGCGCGGGCCTCAGCCTGCCTGCGGGTGATGGCCATCTGCTCCTGGGCCGTCAGCTCTCGCCCCACCTCAGCCCTGAAGGTCTGCGTCACGCCAGTGCGCCAGTCCCCAAACATCCCCGCGCACACGCCGTCGGGGAAAAACACGTACCAGCCTGCTTTATCGTGCCCGGCCTGGCCCTTGCTGCCGGTCTGGTAGCGGTGCAGCGTGCCGTCAATGACAATGGAGCTAGGCGGCGTCACGCCTGCGTTTTGCATGGCGGTGCGGATCTGATCGTCAATCGGCGCGGGCCTTGGTGGGCTCCATGGGCCGCCTAGGATATGCGTCAGGTCAGTCACGCTTGTCCCCCAAATAATCGCTCAGCTTCTTCACCACGGCGTAAGACGGCGTCGCGCCGCGCATCAGACGCAGGATTGTGGCATATCCAACCCCCGTCAACCGGCTCACAGCCCGTAGGTTCCGATCCTGTAGCTGTTTTCGAATGGCTTCAATGGTCTGCATGTAATCGCTCCTGATAATTTTTTTGCGCATTGCTGTTGACATAATTGGTCAACACACGCAAGGTCGCTTTGCCCGACCGGATTGGCCGAAGGGGCAAACGAAAGGCCAAACACCATGGCTATTACCCTCAAACGCACGGGCGCGATTGCCCGTGATGGCGTGAAACTGCTTGTTTACGGACAGGCTGGCGCTGGCAAGACGTCGCTGATTCCAACCCTTCCAAACCCTGTTACCCTATCAGCGGAAGGCGGGTTGCTGTCAGTGGCTGGCGCTGACCTGCCCTACCTTGAGATCGGCAACATGAATGATCTCAGGGAGGCCTTGGCATGGCTGCAATCGGATCAAGATTTCCAGTCCGTGGCCATCGACTCGATCAGCGAGATCGCTGAAGTCGTGCTGAATGCCGAAAAGCGCGTGGCCAAAGACCCGCGCCAAGCCTATGGCGCCATGCAGGACACGATGACCGAAGTGATCCGCGCTTTCCGCGATCTTCCGGGTAAGCACGTTTACATGACGGCCAAGCTTGAGAAGCAAGCCGATGAGATGGGCCGCATGCTGTACAGCCCTAGCATGCCCGGCAACAAGACCGGCCAAGCTTTGCCCTACTTCTTTGATGAAGTGCTGGCTTTGCGTGTGGAGAGGGACGCAGATGGCGTGCCGCAGCGGGCGCTGATGTGCGACAGCGACGGGCTGTGGCTGGCTAAGGATCGCTCTGGCCAGCTTGCACCGTGGGAACCGGCTGATTTGGGGCAAATCATTGCGAAGATACAAGGGGGTGCGTCGTGAACCTCGCCGCCGAATGGCTTGAAGCCAAAGAAGCCGAGCTTGCCGCTATTGAGAAGCGGCGGAAGATCGAAGACGCCATGATTGCCAAAGGCCAAACCGAATGGGCCGGTTACACGGTGCGCATCGCCGAGCGCGACAACTGGAAGATCGACGGTGACAAGCTTCAGGCTTTGGCCGAGGCCAATGGCCTGACCGATCACCTCGCCACGTTGTTTCGGTGGAAGCCTGAGGTGAACAAGAAGATCTGGGACGCCGCTGCATCTAAGATCACGAAACCCCTGCTCCCGGCGATCACCATCACGCCAGGCCGCCCGACCTTTACCATCCGCGCAGACTTTTAATTCGCACAGACTTTTAAGGAGACCACCATGAAGCTTGATTTTTCCCTTGATGACCTGCCCGAGGCCCTTGACACGTCCTACGATCCTCTGCCCCCCGGCTGGTATCAGGCGCGGGTGGCGGCGGTTGAGGCCCGGCCAAACAAGGCCAACACGGGCCAATACCTCGCTGTCAGATACGACATCATCGGCCCGACGCACCAAGGCCGGGTGATCTATGGCAACCTCAATATCTCCAATCCATCGGCCAAAGCCGAGCAGATTGGCCGCCAGCAGCTGGGCCAGCTCATGATGGCGATCGGGCTGGAGCGCATTTCCGATACCGATCAACTAATCGGCGGGACGTGCGAAATCAAGCTGGAGATCCGCCCTGCCGATGGGCAGTACAAAGCCAGCAATGATGTCAAGGGATGGAAGGCCTTTGACGCGCGAGCCACTGCGTTTAGCCCGCAACCGTCCGCACAGTCCGCCGCACAGTCCGCCGCACAGCCCGGCGCGGCGACAAGCCAAGCGCTGTCAGGCCAAACCCCGCCATGGAAGAAGCGGTCATGAGCGCCCTTCCCGAAGCCCAGAATGATCTGGCGGCGCTGATCGACAAGGCCCATCAACAAGAGGAGGCGGGGCGCGAGCCTCGCCCCCATCTTGGGGCGTCCATGCTTGGACACCCTTGCGACCGATGGTTGTGGCTTAGCTTTCGCTGGGCCGCACCACGCAGCTTTGAAGGGCGCGTGTTGCGCATTTTCCGGCGCGGCCAACGCGAGGAAGAGACGATCCTCAAGGATCTCCAGATGGCGGGAATTGAGATTGTGTCAGAGCAGGCGCGGGTGGCGATCGAAGGCCATGTTGCGGGGACCATTGACGCCATTGTCCTTGGCGTGCCTGAGGCCCCAACGAAGCAGCATGTGGCCGAGTTCAAGACGCACAACAAAGCGAGCTTCACCACGCTGACAAAACAAGGCGTCGAGACGGTCAAGCCAGAACACTACGTGCAGATGCAGGTCTACATGCACGCGACGGGCTTGGAGCGGGCGCTGTATGTGGCGATCTGCAAGGACGATGACCGTTACTATTTCGAGCGCGTGAAGTATGATCGACTGGTGGCGGAGAACGCCATTGCGCGGGGCCTAAGGGTGTCCTGCTCCGATCATATGCCCGAGCCTATGTATCAGGCCAGCGCGGCTTGGTGGCAATGTAAAAGCTGCCCCGGCTTTCACTTTTGCCATGTGTCTGGGCTGACGAAAGAGGTCAATTGCCGCACATGCGCGCACTACACGGCGCGGACAGATGGCACAAGCCATTGCGCCGTGTGGGATTCAGAGATCCCCGTTGAAGCGCAAATTGAGGGTTGCCCCAAGCATGTGATCCACCCGGACCTGACGCCATGGACAATGCTGGATAGCCCAGACGGGGTGACCGGGGCCTACATGATCGACGGCCAGAAGGTCATGAACGGCGATGGCCATGTGTCGTCGAAGGAGCTGATCGACAAGCATTGGGTGCCGTTCTGATCCGGGAGATGACCAATGCTCAGAGAGTATCAACAACGCGCGCTGGACATGCTGTTCGAGTACTTCCAGCACCACGACGGCCACCCTTGCTTGGTGCTGCCGACGGGCGCGGGGAAGAGCCACATCATCGCCGAGTTTTGTCGGTTGGTGGTGATGGCCTACCCCGATCAGCGCATTCTTATGCTTACTCACGTCAAGGAGTTGATCGAGCAGAACGCCGAGAAGATGCGCCAGCACTGGCCAGATGCGCCGCTGGGCGTCTATTCAGCGGGGCTTAGGCAACGCGACGCGGGGCAGTCGATCACGTTTGCTGGCATTCAGAGTGTCGCTAAAAAAGTGGACCTGCTGGGCCGCGTGGACATCGTGATTATCGATGAAGCCCACCGCATTAATCACACGGCGGACGGCCATTATCGGCGGTTGATCGCGCAGCTGACGGCTAGGACGCCAGACCTCAAAGTGATCGGCTTGACGGCCACGCCTTACCGGCTGGGCCATGGTTACATCACGGATGCGCCTGCGCTCTTCACGGATCTGCTTGAGCCGATCGGAGTGATGGATCTAGTGAAGCAGGGCTATCTTGCGCCCTTGCGCTCGCTGGCTACGGCCACGCAATTTGACCTTGCGGGCGTCAAGAAGAAAGGCGGGGAATATGTAGAGGCGGACCTTGACGCGGCTGTTAACAAGGAAGCGCTGAACAAATCTGTCGCTGAGGAGATTGTCGAAAAGGCTTATCAGCGCCAAAGCTGGCTGGTGTTTTGCGTCGGCGTCAGCCATGCCTTTGCAATGCGGGATGCGCTGCGGGAAAAAGACGTGATCGCGGAAACGATTGTCGGGACCACGCCAGCCAAGGAGCGGGAAGAGATTATCCGCGCGTTCAAGGCTGGCGAGATTAGGGCGCTGACAAACGCGAATGTGCTAACGACTGGTTTTGACGCGCCTAACGTGGACGTGATCGCCTGCTGCCGCCCTACCCTTTCGACCTCGCTCTATGTGCAGATGCTGGGGCGCGGGACTAGGCTGAAAGACAATGTGGACTATTGCCTGGTTCTGGACTTTGCCGGGCTGACCTACACGCATGGCTTTTTTGATGATCCGGTCGTTAAGCGGCCCAAGAAAACAGAAGGCGGTGAAGCGCCGGTCAAGGCCTGCCCGGTATGCTTTACGCTATGCCACACGGCAGTGAGGGAATGTCCCAAGTGTGGGTTTAAGTTTCCGCCGCCTAAGCCTGCGGACCTGACGCTTAAGATTGCGCCAGTCATGTCGGATGAAGCGGCTTTAGGCCGTGAGATGAAAGTCGCCAGCTGGCGGTGGGATATCCATAACAATGGGCAGGACATGTTGCGGGTGCGGTACTATCCCGCGAGCTACACTGACCCTATTGTAACTGAGTATTTTACCGTGTGGCATGGCGGGGCGGCGTCGCATCGTGCGTGGGAAAAGCTGACAAAGATCCTAGGCGCCTTGAACATATCAAAAGGTCAGAACGAAGATCAGGTTTATGAGGAGTTACAAATTGCCCCCGCGCCGACGTCGATCACATACCGCCAAGAAAGCCGCTTCTTCCGCGTTGTCGATCGCCAATGGGCGCAAAGTCGCCGCGCGTTCTGAGCATGTCGAGCAACGCGAGTTCGTGAGTTGGTTTCGCCAGACTCACAAACCAGTGCGGATCTTTGCCATTCCCAATGGGGAAGCGCGAAGCCGCACGACAGGCGCAAGGCTTAAGGTCGAAGGCGTCAGCGCTGGCGTACCTGACCTTTTCGTTCCCGCTTGGTGCTTGTGGGTCGAGATGAAGCGCGCCGATGGCGGGGTCGTGTCAGCAGTGCAGGCCGATTGGCACGCCTACCTTGCCAGCGTTGGCCACACAGTCATCATTGGCCATGGCTTGGACGATGCACAAAAAAAGCTACAAGAGTGGTTGCTTTTGCGATCATCGGTGGTAAGGTGACCTCACAACCAAGGAGGTGCATGTGACTAAGAACGAACGCTTAGCCCGTGTGATCGCTCAATACTGGGCGCAACGGGGTTACGTTGTGAAGGTGACGCCAAGCCCTGAGGGGCTGACCAGCGCCACGATCAACGGCGCGCCGCTTGCGCCAAAGACGTTAAAAGTGAAGGGCAAGAACAATGGACGTTGAGGGTTTGCACCGGCTGATCGCCGAGGAAGGCCGTGGTTTGGGCTGGGACGTTGAGCGCCAAGCAACTCGCGCCATGCAGGCGTATGAGGCGTGCATCACGCAGCTGCGCCGCTTGCATGCAGCGGCAGTGCTGAATCAGCTTAGCGTCAGCGACATCGCCGATTTTGGAGCCGGTGACTACTTGGAGGAAAGCGCGGTAGAGATCACGCGCCAGATTGAAACTACGCTGGTGGACATTGAAGCGCTGGTGACCAGCCTTCGCCGGTTGGCCAATGCAGCTGCGGATGCGGGGGATGGGAATGACTGACCGCCCTTACCCCCCGCTCGTGCGCGCGTGCATTTGGGCAGTGCTTATTGCACTGTCCTGGGCGCCGTGGCTGTTGCTCTGGAGGCTGCTGTAATGCCTGACATCGCCCTATGCCAAGGCGGGGAATGCCCGCGAAAATATGAGTGCGGGCGCTACCTCGCCGAGCCTTATTCTGACTATCAGTCCTATCACAATTGGGGGCCATCTGTGTGGGGCGGCGATGTTTGCCCCGGCTACTGGCCGCTGGCGGAGTTTCCGTATCGCCTGCGTGGCGCGTCCCAACCCAATGGAAAGAAAACCAATGATTGACCTATCAAACGACAAACTGCGGGCGCTGGTCGAGAGAAGCACGCCTGGGCCGTGGAAGGCCAAGGGCCGCACTGTCTATCATGCCAGCTATGGCGAAGTAGCCTTTGCTCAACCGAACGACTACCGGGGCGCGCCAGAGCCGACCGCTGTTCTGATCGCCGCCGCCCCGTCCCTCGCCGCCGAGGTGCTGGCCCTGCGGGAGGAGCGGGAGCGGCTGAGGGGGGCGCTTGCGCTGACCGACAAGGCGCTGCGCCCAGCCGTAGTGCAGGCTGCGGGCGGCCCGCGCATTGCGGAGATCGGCGCGTGGCTTGCGACTGCTGATGACGCTATCGGACTGATCGAAGCCGCCCTTGCGGAGCCGCAGCCATGAGCGCACTGACCCTAGACACAATCCTGACCAGCTGGCCGATGGCCTGCCGAGAGGGCAAGAATTGGCTTGTTGACTACTGGCCCGCGGAGCGCAGCGAGTGGACCATCGCCGAAGCCCTGGAGGCGGGCTGCGAGATCAGTCACGCCGTTTGGCTCGCCGCGCGTGTCAGCCCTGCGTACCTGCGCGCCGTCGTGGTGTGGGCCGCGGATTGCGCCGAGCGGGTGTTGCCGGTGTTTGAGGGACGTTATCCCAACGACAAGCGCCCTCGCGCCGCGATTGAGGCCACCCGGCGATGTATTGACGATCCAAGCGCGGATAATCGACAA